ACGTCTCTTATCGGCGAAACTGGAGCAACAGGAGCTGCTGGAGCTGACGGAAGCGACGGCCTCTCTGCTTACGAACTAGCGGTAGCTGACGGCTTTACCGGTAGCGAGGCCGAATGGCTAACCTCTCTTATCGGAGCTACCGGCGCTGCTGGCCTAAACGGAAAGACCGTACTAAACGGCCTTTCGGTTCCCGCCGCTAACTTAGGAACCGTAGGCGACTTCTACATCGCTACCGATGAGTATATCATCTACGGACCAAAACAGAATACCGCCGCTATCGAGTGGAATGAGCCTACGACTATCTCCGGCTCCGGCGCTCCTTCTAGCGGTACTGGCGCTACCGGCGATATCTACGTCGATACCGCCGCCGTCTCCGCTGAGTCCGGCGTCTTCGTCTACGGCCCTAAAACCTCTGGCGGCTCGTGGCCTACTCCTAACTACGTAACCGGTAACGGCCTACCCGATAACGACGGCGTAGAAGGCGACTACTACCTCGACCTTACCTCTAACCCTTACAAGGTCTACGGCCCGCGCTTCGATAACTACTGGCCGGACTCTACGAGCATCGTAGGACCTCAAGGCGCGCCCGCGGTCTTTACCGGACAAGGTAAAACGGTCTACGTAGATATCTACACAGGCTCGGATACTACCGGAAACGGTACCGCCGCTCTCCCGTACGCTACTATCGCGCACGCCCTGACAGATACCGACCTTAGCGGTTCGGTGAATAGTAACCTTATCCTCGGTCCCGGTACGCATAGCTGCCCGAGCGGTCTAGCTATCCCTAAGAACCTTCATATCAAGGGAGCAAGCCCCGGAGCTACAACTATCGCCGTAACCGGTAGCGTTACTCTCGCTACCTCCGGTACCGGCTCGTGGGCCGGCGCTAACGCTGCTACCGGCGGACGAGGAAGCCTAGATAACGTCACGCTAACCGCGACGACCGGAGTTAGCCTTAACTTCCTTAGCGCCTCGTCGCTATACGGTACGTTCGCGTTTAACCGCGTCGTCATCGGAAGCTCTACTACGTTCGCTTTAACCGGTATGACCGCCGGAAACTTAGTGTACGCTTTCGGCTGTCTCTTTACCGGTACGGTAACGCTCGACGGTACCGAGTTTAACTTCGAGGCTTCGGACTTCTACTCTACCGTTACGGCTAACGCGGTCTCTTCGGCTTACATCGCTCCGGCATACGGCGCGACTTCGGCTAACATCCGCTTTATCGGCTCGAACCTCCGCGGTTCCGTTACCGTAAGCGCCGCTACAGGCGTCGAGGTCTACGTAGACCTTCGTACGAGCGTAGCTTACGCGGCGAGCCATACGGTTACCGGCGATAAGGCCTCTATCCTCGCGTCGCCTTCTACGTTTAGCTTCTCCTCGACTATCACAACGTCGAGTAACGGAGCCGTAGAGTATATGGGCTCCTCCCGCGCTCTCCGCTTCGCTGACTCTAACGCGGCGGAATGGACAAGCGTAAGCGCAAACTGGGACGCCTACCCCGTCTCCGTACAGGCCGCGCTTAATGAGCTAGCGAGTAGAGTCCGCGCCCTGGAGCCATAATGAGAGCGTGGACGCGCGTAGTAGCGCGCCGTCGCGTTATCGTCAATACTAGCGACCACGCGCTAAGTGGCATCCTCTACAAGCAGGTAGGGCCCCTACTCGTACTTCGAGACGCCTCTATGCTAACGCCCGGCGGCCCGGCTACCCCTATCTCCGGGGAAGTTATCGTAGAACGCTCTAAAGTGGAGTTCGTACAGGTAGTAGGGAGCTAAAAACTATGGCAGTTATCCAGAATGAGAACGGCCTTATAGCTATCTCTACCCGCGATACCGGTATAGGCTCTAACCCGTTTCTCTCCTTCTTCGAGAATGACGGAGCGGACGTACAGACTCTTTATAAGACTCAACCCGAGGTACGAGCCTGCGTAGACTTCCTCTCGCGTAACATAGCTCAGCTTCCTATCAAGGTATACGACCGAGTAAGCGATACCGAACGCCGCCGCGTAAACGACGGCCCTCTCGTCTTTACCCTCGACCGCCCGGCCCCTAACGTAACTCGTACCCGCTGGGTATCCGAGATGGTCTCGGACCTCGCCGTATACGGTAACTCGTATCACGTTAAAGTAAGAAGCGACGACGGCCGTATCGCTCTCGTACGTATCCCGCCGAAGATGGTTACCGTCCTCGGAAACTGGATACGCCCCGATAGCTACGAAGTAGCCGGTACAAGCTCTAAGAAGATATATAAAGCCGACCAGGTACTACATATCGTACATGGGTATAACCCGGAAGACCAACGCGTAGGACTCTCCCCTCTTACTACCCTACGCCAAGTTCTAGCCGAGCAAGCCGCCGCCGGCAAGTATAGAGAACAATACTGGAAGAACGCCGCTCGTATGTCCGGCGTTATCGAACGCCCGGCCGGTTCTCCCGCTTGGAGCGACGCGGCCCGGTCTCGCTTTCGCGCCGAATGGGAAGCAACATATACCGGAGCTAACGCTAGCGGTAAAACTGTCGTTCTCGAGGAGGGTATGGCGTTTAAACCCGTAGCGTTTAACGCCCGCGACTCTCAGTACATGGAGAGCTTCCAACTTACGAGAGAGATAGTAGCTACCGCTTACGGTATCCCTATCGGCCTTCTCGGACTTGGTAGCTTTACCTACGCTTCTTTATCCGAGCAGCATAGACAGCTATACGCCGACTGCCTCGCCCCCTGGATAGTGATGATACAGGAGGAGCTAGAAGCTCAACTCCTCCCCGAGTTCGGTACTACCGAAGGCCTTTATATCGAGTTCGACGTAGACGCGAAACTACAAGGCTCTATAGAGGAACGCGCTCGTATCTTCCAGTCTTCGGTAGGCGGCCCGTACGTTACTCGTAACGAAGCGCGCGCTAAGCTTAACCTATCCCCGGTAGAGGGTGGAGATGAACTTATCGTACCTCTAAACGTTATCACCGGCGGACAGGCTAGCCCTCAAGATAGCGTACCCGTAGAGCGTCTCCTCGGCGCTGCTAGCTCTAACGAAGTAGAAACTAAAGCCGTAGAAGAGATAGACGAGAAGGCCGTATCTAGAGCCGCGTTCGTACGCTCCTACCTTCGTCGTAGAGACCGCTACGTAAACGAACTCGTAGACGCCGTAGAGAAGTCTTTACGTCGCCAGCAGTCCGCGGTAACTAGCAAGACCGGCGCCAAGAGTTCCAAAGGCGAGAAAGCTACCGCCGCTGACGTTTACGACCGACGCCGCTTTACTAGAGAGCTTACTAAAGACATACGGAGCGTAGCGGACGCGGTAGCCGACGACTTCGGTAGCGAGCTCGCGGACCGCTTCGGTAACGGCTTTAACGTCGCCGGTATGAACTCCTACCTAGAAGCCGTCTCGAGTAACGTCTCGGACTCCGTAACTAAGGCTATCTCTGACGAACTAGACGACGCCCTCTCCGCCGATGATACCGCTACCGCTATCGGCGAAGTCTTCGACCGCCGTATCGCCGGCGCCGCCCTCTTCGGCCTTAGCATAGTAACTACCGTAGCTAACACCGCTCGTAATGACGCCGCCGAGTTCGCTAATGCCGCTACGAAGACCTGGATAGTTACAAGCGGTAACCCGCGTTCGTCACACGCGGCTATCTCCGGACAAACCGTACCCTTTAGCCAACCTTTCGGTAACGGCCTTCTCTACCCCGGCGAAAGCGGAGCGCCCGACGACGAACGCGCTAACTGCTCCTGCGTTATGGATATATCCTAATGGCGCGGCTAGTAGTAACCGACTTAGACGATACTCTAGTACTAGAAGGCGATAAGCCTAATGAAGTACTAGCCGAGTATCTACGCCGAACACCTTACGAGGTCTATATCGTCTCCGGTAGAAGCGATAGCCGCCTAGAAGAGACTCGCGCCTGGCTAGAAGCTAACAATATCCCGCACGCCGAGGTATATCTATCCGACTTCCCCGAAGGCCCTAACGCCTCTAGAGAGTTTAAACTCTTTAAAGCCGAGAAGCTACTCGAAGAGGGACACGAGATAGTAGAATGGTACGACAACGAAGCCGAGACTCGACAAGGCCTACGAGAGCTCGGTATAAACGCCGAGAACCCCGCCGAGTTAGAAGAAGAAGATACCGAAGAAGGCGAGGCTAGTAAAGCTTTAACTAAACTAGATGCCCCCGAGTGGCTACAAGAAAACGCGAAACGCGGTCTAGAGTGGTACGAAGCCGGCTACGCCGGAGACGGTATCGTAGACCGTACTATCCGTGAAGCTCGCGCTATGGCCGACGGCTTCGTATCGGAAGATAAAGCCGTACGTATGGCCGCTTGGTTCGCCCGACATATGGGAGACCTCGACGGGATAACCGGAGACGAAGACCCGCCTACGCCCGGTATGGTAGCACACGCTCTATGGGGTGGGTACCCTAGAAGCGAGAGCGAGCGCGCTCAGCGCTGGGCCGAGAACAATAGACCACAAGAGAACAGCGCGCCTAAGGAGGCTAACCGTATGGAGTTTAAAAACTTTACCGCTACCGCAAACGTTACCGAAGCCG